TGATTTAATTCAGGGAGTGCAGATATATCTTGACAAAGAACATGACTTATTGTATAAATCAGAAAGGGATTACTTAAAAAATAAATGAAAATTTTTCTTGATACTGCTGACACAAAACTTATTGATGAATATTTTAAAACAGGATTAGTTGATGGTGTTACAACCAATCCCTCACTTATCTTAAAGAGTGGTCGGAATCCAGAAGATGTTTATCAAGAGATTTCAGATATTGGTGTTGAAGATATCAGTATGGAAGTGATGGGAACAGTGGGTGAAATGTATAATGAAGGATATAGACTTGGTATGAAGTTCCGTGATGTTGCTACTATCAAAGTTCCTTGTACTAGAGATGGATTGCGAGCTTGTAAAGAACTATCTGATGCTGGGTTCAGAGTTAACGTTACACTTATCTTCTGTGCCTCTCAGGCAGTCCTAGCAGCAAAGGCAGGAGCAACATATGTCTCTCCCTTTGTAGGACGCTTAGACGACCAGTCAGTGGCAGGTCTGGAGGTTGTTAGATCTATCTCTGAGTTGTATCGTATTCACGGAATCAGAACACAAGTTCTTTCTGCTTCAATCCGTAGTGTGCAACGTGCTATCAGGTCCTGGTATAATGGAGCTCAGATTTGTACCATGCCACCTAAAGTATTTAATCAGATGTATAATCATATTCTTACTGATAGGGGTATGGAGATTTTTGAGAACGATTGGAAAGGAGTTGTAAAATGATTTTTACAGTATATTCAAAGGACGGATGTCCTTATTGCACTAAGATTGAACAGGTACTACAACTTGCAGAAATCAAGCATGTGATATATAAACTTAACAGAGATTATTCTCGCCAAGAATTTTATGATAAGTTTGGACAAGGATCAACCTTTCCAAGAGTCATGAAAGATGATACAATTATTGGTGGATGCACTGAAACTGTTAAGTATCTTAGGGAACAAAAATTGGTCTAATGGAACAAAACCTCATCGACATCTATGATATGATTGAACATGCTATTGATTATGCATTTGAGGGTCGAATGAATTTAAAATTTTATGACTATCTAAAAACATCAAAAATTAAGAAGCATGAGATAGATGCATTTATTGAGAGTTCTACAGCCGCAGAGATCAGTGACATTACCCTAGACCTTGATGAATATATCAAGGGTGGTTCTGATAACGACCATAAACAACTTCGTGAAGGTTATGGTCATATCCCCAAACCTCAGGCGAGAAAAATCAAAACATATTTGTATGGCATCTTAGAAGATGCATGGAGGTACAGTAATGATCGAAGACCTGGACGAAGAAAGAAGCAATCTAAATAACGATGAAACCCACATTAATCGTGGGGTAGAGTTGTTACTAAGAAATAGGAGGAGTAAACCAGATCCGCCCAAAACTTTTCAAGTAAAGTTTGGTAAGATGATCTCCTTCCTTAGACGAGAGATTGTTTTTCACTTTAACTTTTACCTTGATATTCGAAAGAAATAAATCTCTGGAGTATAAAAAATGTTAGCAGTAACACTTACGATTGGAACCCTTGTTTCAATCATGTTCTTTTTTGTAGGAGGTGTGGTAGGATGGTTAGCAAGAGAGAATACATGGGTAAATCAACCAGTTTACACTCATCCAGAGATGTTTGATGAAAATGGAAATGTATTACCTGACGAAATTTTAGCAGTACGATTTGAAAATGGCTATGACGAACTCGACGAAACAGATGACGACTAAACAGAAATTACCACCGAATCCATTTCAACATGAGATTCTTGAACTTGTTAGTAAGCAAAGATCAAAAGCAAAGAAGGTTGAAATCTTACAAGAGTATGCTAATGATGCTCTAAAGGTTCTCCTTATTTGGAACTTTGATGATACTGCTATCTCTATAATTCCTAAAGGCAATGTTCCTTATACTGAAAATGAAGTCCCTGTAGGAACAGATCATACTTCACTTCGTTATGAGTATAAGCATCTTTATAACTTTGTCAAAGGTGGCAATGACTCTCTTACCTCACTCCGTAGGGAGACTATGTTCATTCAAATCCTTGAGGGATTGCATCCAGAGGAAGCAAAACTTCTTTGCCTTGTGAAAGATAAAGAACTACAAACCAAATATAAATTAACATATGAAGTAGTTCGTGAAGCATATCCAGATATTAATTGGGGTGGTCGTTCATGACAGTTGCGGTAGAACAGGAAAAGGAAATGGCAGACTACGGTCCAGAGGAGAGTAAAATCAATCCATCTGATTATGATTGCCAGATTCTCCTAGAGAAGACAACAATTGAAATCGCAAATGATAAGTCTTTTCCTACAGA